GCACATCGACAAGTAAATCTGCTCCTGTTGCTACATCAAACGTAACCTTGTCGTTATCTATAAAGCGTTGCTCTAATGTTTTAGATAGGAACCAATCGAAGTTATCTTTAACTCTTAGCTTGTGTCTAGGTTTACGGCTACGTCTACCATGATTACCTACTACACATGGTATGTGTACATGGTTGAAGTGTTCAGCTAAGAGGTTGATACCTGCTGATAGTTGTTCAGTCCAAAAGATAATAGATGCAAGCATGGTGTCTTCGTTGGTTTCAGATAGTTCTTCGTGTATGTCACCTGAGAATATGTCACCGCCTAAGAATAGGACTATGCCTTCGTAATCTATACCAGTCACGTAATCATTAGTGAGTAGTATTATCTTTTGGAAGTAAGCTTCGAGTCTCTTAACAGCTATCTCTCTGTTGTACTCGTTGCGGAACTGTATCTCTTCAGGTTTAACCACCTCATCAAAATGTGTGTCAGATAGTATTGTGCATACCACACCTGTTGATTTCTTTTTCTTCTTAGTCAACCATGTTGGTGGCTTGTAATCTGCCTTAGATAATTGAGTAAGTAGGTGGCTTCTTAGCTCTGCCTCATCTAATGCTTCTTCAAGTTCTTTGACTTGGCTTTTAAATATATCTCGTTCAGTCTTAACCTTACTTACTTGTCTAGAAAGTTGGGTGATCTGTTGGATATCTGCGCCAGCTAAGGCGTAATCTTCTAAAGATTTAGCGTCGCTCACGACTTGTTATTGCACCGACCTTACCTTGAGTGGCTTCGGTGTATCCTATTGATTGTAGCCAATGGGTTACAGTTACTTTGCCGATGCCACCTGCTGTAGACAGGGCATCCCACGCTTGGTTGAATACGTCATCAGGTAGAGTATCTACCCATGCACCTACTCTAACATCACGCGAAGAAGCAAAGTCTTCTAGTGATTGATTAGAGTCCAATAGGAACCTCCGGGTTCCACATAGCTGTCCACGTTTTGTGATCCATAACCCCACTCTCTTTCAATAGTAGCGATCGTTGTAACATTAGGACTGCTCGTAGAGTCTTACGCCCGTATACTCCGTCCGCTATTCCGCAATCAAAGTCTAACGAGTTGAGCTTTGATTGCACAACCTTAACGATATCTCCTTTAGATCCACGCCTAATAGGTGACACAGCTATCTGTCTGCCCATGTCATCTATGATTGCTTGGATACCAGCCCAGTTAACTTCAGGTTCTGGTGGTTCTGGTTCTGTTCCAAGGAATACAGAGCCGCCTTTATTAAACCAGCTATTACCATTACGTGGTTGGAAATGCCACCACTCTCCTTTAACAGTAGGGCGTATACCGTATCTGTGTGCTACTTGTGTGACTTCATCAGTAGTTATACCTCGTTTAACTATGCGTAAGTCAACAGCATATGAGAATCCGTCCGGTTGTTCTTGATGAAAACTTCCCCGAAAGAAACCATCCGGTCTAAGCCAATCAGGGTTAGCCGCAAGGTTACCTTTACCTCGCTTGTAACGGTCGTAGAGGGCCTTCTGAGCGGCGTATGACCTGCAACCTGAGCAAATCGCCACCTTTTTACCTATGCGCCCGTCAGAGAAGAAGTCTTCTAATCTGTCTATAAATCTAGGATGCAGTAAACTTAGATCAATCTTCTTGTCAGTTACTGGGAGTAGGGGGTTGCTCATGTATATCCTCTGGTTCAGCCGTCGGAGTATATTCTAATACAATCCTACCATCACTGTCACTAATATTAGTGTCAATCATATGAGGATCTTTACGTTCACCTATCACCATCCACTGACAAACTGTTCCTTCATCCCCAGTAATAGTCAACTTGCATTCATCTAATGACCATTCAACCAGCTTGCCTGATGCTGAAACGATAGACCAAGGGTTAGTGTTCAATGCTTTCCACGTACCTTCAGTCATACCATACTGTTCATCCATGCAAATAGTTACTGGTTCTGTGCCTAATGTCACAGTGCCTCTGTATATTAGATCAGCATACGGTCCCTCTATGAAAGAATGGCGTAATCTTTTACCTTCTACTACTGGGTGAGGTATATCAAATGAACCGGAACCTTTAGCTAACGAGCCTTGTATTTGAAGATTGCCTGACGATGTAGTCAGACGCATCTGTTCTGTAGCTGAACCGTCACTTGTACTAGATGATGTATACCAGTAATGATTACCGTAATAATTTGTGTAACCACCGCTAGTGTCACGGATAGCTTTGATACCAGCTTGAGGCCAGACACCATTATAAGCAATACCGTGTGTTGACCAAGTGCGACTTACGTTATATGCACCATCGGAAGCTGTATTGTTGTACTCTCTGAACTTAGTCATACCTGTATGACCATCTAATATTCCAGTACCACCACTCATTTGTAACTCTGTGTAATCACCGTAATTAGTATCAGTGCCACTCACTGACCACATGTATCCTTTACCAAATGCAGTATCATTAGCTTGAAAACCTATATAACCAAAAGGTTGATACCCTGAAGAAACAGTTAAAACACCGACCTCTATTGATCCACCACCATCACTAGAAGAACCTTGCCATATACTTCTACCGCCAACACCTATACGTTGTTGCGCTCTAGGTGGACGGTTCTGATTAGGTAAAGCAGGAAAGAATCTAGGACGCACGATAGGTAGTCACTCCAGTTTGCACAGTAATAAGTTGAACTGTTAACACACCATCTACCCAACGGTATCTCTTATAAGGATCTTCATGTTGTGCTGAGTCGCTCCACTTAGAAATAGATCCGGGTTCATAACCTACACCAGAAACATATACTGTCTTTTCTTCTGCCCCCATCTTAAACTTAACTAACGTACGACTCTCAAGTAATGCTTTAATATAAGAGTATTCATCATACACATCTTGGTATACATCACGATTATCATACCGAGTTTGATTAGTAAGTATTATAGGTAGTGTAAGAACTTCAGCTACGAACGGCATAGGTATAGCACGTAACGTCCACCTATAAAGAGTAGGTGTAGCTGTAACAGTAGTAGTGTTTAATGTAATGGTTGGAATTAAATACTCGCCGTCTATGTTCGCTTCAGCGGATGTAAGTATGGGTTGTATTCCGGGTGTTAAACTATCTGTTGTATCAGATGTAACTGTGCCTGTGTTACCGTCATCGCTGTCTACTTTAATAGCTACTGATTGACCTGAAGCTAAAGCCTTATGACGCAGGTCAACTGATGCGGCTACTTTAAGTTCTGATATACCCCACCGAAACTTGCCTTCGTCTATGCTTCCAGTTGTCACATAGTTACTGGCATGTTCTACATATACTCCTTTACCAGATATAGAGAATGCTCTTATCTCAGTGCCACTTCTATTAAAAGTAGCGACACCTTGAACCGCGGCATCAGTACCAGTACCACTAGCCATCAAATCACTGGCATAAGCTGGCACCATTTGATCTGTCCATTCGGATAAACCTATACGACCTAACCCTCCACGAGTTGTGCTATCAAATGGTGAGTCATAATCTTTCCATCCAAACCACACGAACTCACCTTGAGGCTCGAACACTTGAACACCGTTCGCTATATTTATTAACGGTCCATGAGATAGGTAGCCTTGGCCTGTAATGGATGCGAGTCTGAATCCTTTGTTCGTACCTAGTAATACATACCCTAAGTATTCTGCCATTGATAGGATCTTCTCTCCTTGTGGCAGTTCAGTCGCTATCACAGGTACATTTAGTGCGGCAGTTGAATCGTTGATTCCTATGTAATATATCTTTCCTTGTCCACCTTGATTACCACCAGCGAATATACCTACTGATGTACCAATAACTGTTTCCCAACTATCTACTTGGTTGAAAGCGTCGCTTGCTATATCAGCATTAGTACTTGGTGCTGTACCAACAGATAAGACTGTAAGCCTGTCGCCTACACTTGCAATAAGATACCCGTTAGCTACCCATACCCCATCAACATTAGTTAATGTCCAGTAATCTGTGTTAGCTGATGACCCAGTTACAGCTAATGCGTTTATCTTTTGTACTTTATTACCGGCAGTAGAAGCCACATAAACATTTGTACCATCAGAAGCTATACCAATAATTGCACCACCAGCAGGATTAGAGATTGCTGTTTCTGTAGTAGTAAATGAATCATCAGTAGGTTTAACATCAGAACCAGTACACACATAACCGTATTCTTGAGTACCAACCATTGCAAAAGCCATGTAAAGATTAGTACCTGAATCAGTAATAGTAAGGTCAGTATCCTTTAATAAAGTAAGTTCGTTCTTAACCCAAGGATTAATACCAGTAGACTTGTAGTACTGGCGAGGACCAGACTCAGGTGTGTCACCATCCTTTTGACCTGCACCTAACTGCCAGTCATTACGTGTACGTTTCCACACACCAGCTTGATTTAAAGATTGTTCACCCGGACTGCCTTGAGTGTCAAAGCCCTGTCGTATTGGGTCTATAGTTGAGCGACCCATTAAAGGTAAATCAATATTATAATTTCTTTCCCCAAGTTTAATTGGTAGAGCATCTCGTACTCTAAGCTGATTATTAACCATGACTAACGAAGAAGAGTTGTCGGAAAGACAGAAGAAACAGAAGCTCCGCTTCTTATCCCGTAGAGACTCATCAAACGACGCGCCTCTTCACTTACCCGACGATCATATTGCCCCTGTAATATCATTGAATACCGAGCGCGATCACCGGCGGCAACAGCCGCATCAGTTCGACTATCCCCTTGAGCGTGAAGATCCAATCTTAATGACTCTTCTCCAAGAAGAAGCCTTGCTGATGCTCCTAATGATGGAATATCTGTCATCGAATCCGGCATTTTTACAGTGGTGCCAAGATCGATATCCAGAGCTAGATTTGTAGTTACAAAAGGATGAGCATAAATAAGATTAACTGTTACAGCTTTCTCTATTTTCTCTTGTCTAACTACTTTATAAGTACCATCCAATTGTCTTTGCACTGTGCAATTAATATCTAACAGTCTGTCTTCTTCATCTCTTGCAGTACGTGTAGCAGATATAAGATGATAGAAACCTGTACCCGGAGTGTCGTGATCTTGGTCATTCATATCGGCAACTGCTACAGATTGTGTGGTAGTAGAGAACTCTACAGTTGCAGTACTTACACCATATAAATTATTTGGCATAGATTTAATGGTATCTCTTATTGCTTCCACTATTTGAAACCCAGAGAATCTAGGTTCTACTTCTATCATAGAACCAGCGGTCCATGCAAAAGGCGTACTTCCGTCCATGGCACGTTGAATAGTTATATTTACATCATTAACTTTGTGAACATAAACAGTTTCAGGTGAAGTATTACCATTACTTATAGAAAGATACGATCCTACTCTTATACCATCTGCTCCGTACTTTACTTTAAGAGTGGTATCAGTCGTAGAATCTAAAGCAGTATCTAACTCATCTATTTCAGAACGCGTATTACTATTTATAAGTCTTTGTGTGCGTGTTATACAGTCAGCGATCGTAGCCATGAGGTAAATACTAGCGTGTTGTAAGGGGTGAGGCTATGCCCCACCCCCAACAAACTTATTAATACGGTACTTAGTCCGAGTAACCTGTTAAGTTAGTGAACTTGCCCATATGCTGTTCGCCCTTCACTTGAAGGCCCTCTTCGCATACGATTTGTACCTTGTCGCTGTCGCCTGTTTTGGCGAGAGCCTCGACAACGAGAGGTTGCATAACTCTACGAGAGATGCCATCCTTCGAGATCAAGAACGCTGTTTCAGCGTGACACCAGCGGTTCCTGAGCATCTGTGTTTCACCAAACTCGGTGAAGACAGAAGATACAGGTACACGGCCACGACGAGGATCATCAATGACTGTGCGTACACGGCCACTATCTCCTACTGCGTTGAGTGTAGCAAACGAGGCAGGGTTAGCGATCAGAAGATCTGGCATACCGCCTGCGTTGTAGCATTTCTGCTGAAGGTTTTCCAATGCGGTGATAGTCAACGTGGTTGTTGTATCGGTATTGGAAGTAATGTGGTAGTTAAGCCCACCAGTTGAACGACGCTTGGTTGAAGTGTCATTGTTGTACTGACCATACAAGTAAGCTTGTTCACGAGTTATCACGTTCTCAACTGAGCGGCCATAAACTTGCTTGGCGAACTCATCAGATACACCATAACGTGTTACCTGCTGTTCTGAACGTGACATGTGGATAGGGGTAGGTCCGAAGATTTGGGTGCAGTTTGTGCGGATCGTGCGATCTGCTGAACGTGCTTCTCCCGGATCGGAACCTTCAACCAATGCAGTACCTACACAGATAACTGTGTCTGCATGTGCGGCTGTTGTTGCTGGCCAAGCATCAGAGTTTGCCCAGTCTGCAAGAGTCAGAACACCAGCGTCGGTGTTGACATGCGTAACGCGCTTTACTGCGGCGTTAACGGTAGCATCTGCTTCACCTATGGTGATCAGGTCATCAACTTGGAATTTATAAATGTCCGAAGTAGATACAGTAACATCGGTTGCTCCTGCTCCTGCGGCACCTGTGTCAGTTACGGTTGCACGAGGAATCAAAAGTTCTTCGTCCATCCATTTAAACTCTTGCTGATCAACAGGAGAACTGCCAAGAAGTTGCCTTCCATCAGTTCCAATACCGTTGATAAACGGAGAGTCTGTTGGAGAAATCATATAAATGAGTTCATCCATGTTGATCTTAACGCCAACGGCAAGATCATATGAGGTTACTTTACCTCCATAGCCAACTATAGCCATGTTATCGCTCCTTTAATTAGTAGTGGATTGTTTGTTCTTTCTTTTCCGCAACAGCCCTTCATACTTTGAGCGATTATCAGTAAATTCTTTGATAGGTATGGTTGAACCATCAGCCTTACGGTATGGGACAAAAGACCCATCCGGCCTATGTTCACCGGCTCTTCCTTTTTCCCAATTAGGCTGTGCCTTTCTTGGAGGAATTTTATTCCGTGTCCTGTTCGGAGTAGCATCAGCCGTTAAAGCTGGTGACTGAAGAATCCGCTTCGCGGAACTCAAACCACATTCAGCACAAACCTTTACAGGTTCGTCCTTCATGCCTTGTACTAACTCCCAGAGGAAGTAGCACTCCTTACATTCGTAAACATATGTAGGCATTAGTCAGATAAGACTCGTTCGTCTCCTTGACCAGCGGCTTCAAGAACAGTGTGTACAAAACGTGCCGCCGAATCTTCCTTCGGTGTACCTGCATCATACGCTTTTTTAAATTCCTGAAACCCTTGTTCATAAGGACTTTGAGTACTTGATTCTACTGAAACACTATCTTCAGCAAGTGCCTGTCTCTGTTGTGATACTTGCGTATCAGTCTCATTAACAGTTTCCTGCGCCTGTTCCGGTTCTACAACGGGAGAAGGGGTAGGAGCTAGCTCTTGCCATTCAGCTTGTATGGATTCTGTATCCAGTTCTCCATCATAAGCCTTAAACAATAACTGCCCTGCTTTAGAATCAGTATCAACTCCAGCTTTCAAAAAGGCCATCTCTCGTTTTAGCTGATCGCGTTCTTGAATTGCTTCGCGTCCTCGATCTGCCGCATCTCGAAGTTCTTTTATTCCACCAGTTTCATCTGCCATATCTATCACTCCTTTACTGTCGCACATAGTCGGAGGAACTATGCGGTGTGTGACTAATTCGTATCCCCAGTCGTCACTAGCTGGTTCAACCTCCACTAACTACTCATTAGGGGCGTGGGTATATCCTAATGGATGAAGCTCACGTTCGGCCTTAAAAGCTCACGAACGGCCTACAAGTATTATACCTAAATATCAGTCAACTTCAAGGAATATGCACTCTCCGGGACATTCTTCTGCCGCTTCAATAGCAGTCTCAGCTAGTTCATCAGGCACATTTGCTGTACCTTCAGCCATCTGATAGACAGGATCGCTCTTATCTGTGCGCGGAGCGTCAGGTCCATACAAAGAATTCCAGTCTGCTTCCTTAACATATGCAAGACCATCGTCGTGCATGTCGAAAAGGCTAGGGCATATCTCTACACAGAGTCCGTCACCTGTGCATAAGTCTTGGTCAATCCAAACTTTCATTAACCCGGATGGCTAGAAAGGAACTTCTCGTATGCTTCCTCAGAATCTAGAACTATTGTGGTATAAGAATACTTAGATCCGTCATCACCCTTACCGAGAGTAACAGTAATAGTTCCTACTAATGTACCTATAGCTACTAACAAACCTGTTATAGCTGTGATGAGCTTAACAGTTCTATTCATTTTCTTCGTAGAAGTCTTCACCCCATTGTTTACTTTGGATGGCTTCTTCAGCTAGATATATACGATCCCAAATGGAACTAAACTCTGAAGGAACCCACGCAAGAGAAGCAATGACTTCTTTCATCTCATCTACATCTTCTTTGATTGCTTCTACATCAGCCGCCATAGCGCTTGTAATATGAGCAGGAGTGAAACGGCTAAGGTCATCGACCCTAGCGCTCCGCAAATCATCAAGACCGTCAGAATTTTCCAAGACCCCTTGAGATATCTCATCAAGTTTTGCCAAAACTGTACTGTCTGTCCCAGTGTTTCCTTCAATTACCTGCACCTGTTTTTCCAAATCATCTATCCTGCCAGCGATACTAGCCGCATTCCATACGACTACTCCACTGGTGATAGCCACGGACATGATAAGTCCGAGGGTTATCCTAGATACTTTGACTTGCTTCAGGTCGGTAACGTCAGTCATTAACGCATTCCACCTCTACTACTAGGTCCATGTTTAGCCCCGTATTTACTAGCTCGACCTCGTAAGTTATATACCCGATTTAAAGGATCTATACCAATAAGAGGGCCAATACCCGGTGTACGTCGTTTTTTCGCATCCCATCCCGGAATCAACGTTTTTTTTGTTTGCTTTTTTGCCATTAACTTGCCGCTGAAGCTGATCCGTCACCAAACTGCTTGGCAACAACACTCTTAACAAGGCTGAGAACAGCAGTAGCTCCTGCAAGTCCAGCCGCTTTCATACTTCCCATATCACCAATAGTGAACACAGCAAGGAATGACTGCGCGAATGTGGCAATCACTCTTTCTAGTACGTCTTTGTTAAACATTATTTACGTTTACCTTTCTTTACCTTCTTGTATGGTACTTTCTTAGCCTTCCCTTTGGAAGAGCTAGTTGCATATTTAGGCATATATTCTCCTATCTATTTGCGCTACCGAATCCAGTAACACCACGACTTATCATTGCTCCACCGCCACCACGATTAGTAGCGACACGTTCACGAATCCTTCTAGCTAATGCCGCTGAACCTGCCGCACCAGCACCAAAGGCTACGTCTACACCTTCTTCAAGAGCAGAAAAATCTTGGTTTTCTTCTCGCATTGTTTCAGCGAACAAATGTTCCATGTCTTTAATACGACCCCAACCTTGAGTGATTTCTTGTCTAGATAAATTTAAATGACTTAGTTCTTTTGCTAAGTCTTGTAATTTAGAATACTGAGGTTCTAAATGCGCTCGACTATACATAGTTTGTTTAGTCTCTGTCTGAGTAGGTAGAAGTTCTTCAGGTAAAACATCTTCACTCATCATAGTAAACCCACCAAATTGTGCTTCAGCAGTTTGCCGTTCAATCTCACGTAACGATTGTTCAGGATTCAACACCCATGAAAGAACAGCCGCATCATCAGTAGTACCAGTCCAAGTACGGAACATAGTCTTTACTTCTTCAGGCATCATAAGCACATCATCAACAGCCGCGTCCATGCGTTGCTGAACTTGAGTAATAGAAATACCTTTACCTATAAGTTCACCGACCATAGTCGTATCAGCTATAAGACCATTATCAGCAAAAACATTTGTCACATACCGTTCGTAAGCTAGATACTCTGCGGCTGTAGGAGTTTGAATATTGTTTTCCATTGCTTTCCGTATGCCGGGAAATCTATCCAAGTACGGTTCAGACTGGATGATAAGCATTTCTAATTCGTCTTCGCCTATCTTCGGGTCACGCATCCACTGTTCGATAAGACCCATCATTCTGTTTGTAACATTACCTATAGACGGATCATTAATAATAATATTTCCATTCATTCGTACAGGTTCAGGAAATCCCCACGATGTCAACATATTAGAAAGCTCCATGCTTGGTTCGTAATAACCAACATCAGTTTCTCTAGCAGGATCACCCGGACCTACAAAATGTTCGTCAGGTTCTTCTACTTTACGTTGAGTTTCATCGTCCATTACGTCAGCGTAAATAGGTGGACGGTCATCATCCGTTTCTGGACCTCGTACACCGTAAGGAGGTTCATCTGCTAATGGTGGTTGCTCACCTGCAGGAACTCCCATCGGAGGGCCATAAGGAGGAATATCGGCAGGTTGACCACCCGGACCTGTAGGTAGAGGTTGTCCCTCTACAGGAGGTGCGCCACCTGTTCCTGTATCCGGTGTGTCTTTAAGAGTTATTTGTTGCCCACCCCATAGATCACCGCCCGGACCTTCACCAGCCCATTCATAAACACCGTGAGGGAGAGGTTCTCCCATAGCTCCTAAAGGTTGACCGCCACCTAAATCTAAATTTCCGCCAGCGGCTACAGCTTCACGCATTTGTTGAGCAGTATTAGTTTCGATAATTCCTTGTGTCGCACCGAAATCTATTACGGCTTCTGCTCCGCCTTCCGCTTCTATAGCGGCTAACATTGCTAAGAAATCGTTTACATCTTGTTGTGTTGGATCTGCCATTACAACTGTCTCCCTGTAAATGCCTTCTGTATGACATTAGCTTTAGAAGCCATTTTCTTTCTATAATTACTGGTCTTTTCCCAACCGCCACCTTGACGTTGCGCCCATTCTTGAGCTTCATATTTGTCCATGAACTTGTGGTTGCCTTCTTCATCTTTATGAAAAACAACTTGCGCATATTTAGGATCAGTCCAACTGATGTCACGTTCTTCTATTTCTAACGTGTTAGCTATAGCTGATTTAGCGCCAGCTAAATAATCAGTAATTGTGTACTCGCCACCTGTGTCTTCAAGCCATGTGTCTATCTGCTCAGAGTAAGAACCCCAAGCGCCTTTAGTCAGATTGTCTATCCATCTGTCAATATCAGATTTGCTTTTAACACCGTCTACAACACTACTATCCAACAAAG